GACATTACGAATCTTGAGTTTGAAGTTAGATCCTTGCCACAAATCAAAAGGATTAACTGCTTTCTCATCTTCAAACTCTGGATTCATCTTCTCGTTCAACTTAACAAAGATTTTCTTTCCATACTTGAAAAGGAAAACCTTACCTTCATTTTCAGGATGAGCAGGATCTTTGATAACGTAGATGTTTGAAATATAATTGAGCTTGCGTTTTTGTTTGCGAGCAATTTCTTTATCTTTTTCACTACCGCTGTTCCACAGCGTGGAGTTGAGTTCAGAAACTGGATCTAATTGATTAAGAGTAGTCAACGAATTTTCGATATACCAGCCACCAGGACCTTGAAATCCATGAGTCCAGGTACGAACCCAAGGCACATCTTCTCCTTGAGGTGCTGGAAGAAAGCGAATGACTGCATAGCCATTACCGCTTTTATCGACTTCTGGTCTCCAGAAGCGATCGTCATCTAATGATTTTTTTCCTTGATTGGCGAACTTGTCTAGTTCTTTGGTGAGACGCTCCATCGAAGTTTCACGTGAGCGTTTAAGTGCTGCGAATGAGTCTGGCATAATAGTATCTCCTGTATAAACGGTGTATTAATTTTATCCACAAACAACCATCATATATCCATTATATAGTAATCAATTCATAAAAACATTCTTCAATACATTAATTAAATCTTTTCTATTTACATGTAGAAATGGTGCATACTTCGTAATGTGTTTGCTGATATCAGGATAAACGATAGTATCATTAATTTCTTTATCCCATCTTGGTAGATAATTCAACACAATGTTAGAAGCTACAAGTGTTTCAACATTTATCTTCTTACCAAGATACATTTTTAAAACTTCAGGATGATCACCCCTAATCGGTTCCCACATTTCTGCCGGATTGGCTGTTTTCATTTTGTCTTTTATTTTCAAAAGATCCTGTTCAAACAAATATGAAAAGGATTGAATTTTCTTTTTCCATTCCACATATGTCTTTTCAGATTCAATAGTTGAAAGTTCACCAATCCATTTTACTTTGCCACCTGATACGAAATTGGCGACAAAGAAATTAGTTAATTCTTCATCCGAATAACGTCGTTCTAATTTACGAAAGAAGAATATATCTTTTCGTTTGTTAAAAGATTCATTAGTTTGAGCACGAGTCTTACCACTGTAACGAAAGTAATCGTAATCAGAAGTGAAGTGTAATCTCAAAGCCAAATATCTTTGATATGCTTTTGTACCTTCCATGATATTTTATATTGGCAGTTTAGCCGATTTCTTTTTGTTTTTCAACATGTTTAAAGACAATGCCTCATTCCTAATAAGTTTCTTCATTTTAATGTTTATCAGTTTAGGGACGCTTTCATATTCTAGTTTTATATCTTCACAAATTAGAACGATTGCATCCATATAAGAAACTTCTTTCTTTCGAACTGTTTCTTCAACCAGCTCTAAGAACTTTTCTTGAGTTATAAAATTATTTTCCATACAATAATTATATCATACTTTTTTCTGATTGTCAATATAATACTGTTTGGCGTATGAAGAATGATTAACGTCTATCACACACTTGAAAACGATTACAGTCCTAAGTCTATAACAATCTCTCGTAATTGGCATGGCTCTATGTGGTATATTAGCATTAAATATTACAAGCCTATTGTGTCTATATGCGGAATATGCTATAACATCGTTCTTTTCTTCGTTGTAGAAACAAGTGCCACCTTCCCATTCAACATCCCAATTAGAACATGGATAGTATATTGCAGTATAGTCTCCATCATCACAATGAATTAATCCATCTACTCCATGGGTGTGCGCATTACTGTATGCGCGCACGAAGTCATATTTCAATTTAGTCTCATTCATAAATATCTTTTGAATATGATTCCAAAGATACATTACTCTAGGATATCTAGAGATTAATTCTTTCAACTGTTCGGGAGTTGGTGATGGACACGCTTTGTCGTCCTGAAAAAATTCATAATGCCAATGCCAATCTTGGCGTCCTCTTTTTTTAGAGGAATCTAAACCCCAATCACTTCTCCAGTTTAAAGAGGTAATATCTTTTTCTAAAGATAAAGATATATTCTCATCTAGAACATTATCAAATGATTTTATCATTTTTTCATTGAATATGTAACACAAATAGGATCGGTTTGTGTTTGATATGAGCATTTAACTGAAAGAGGATCAACGCCTTTTGTAATTGCTTGTTCAATGTTTTTTGCCATCAATGCTCTGTCATTGATATTGTAAATTGAAACTCCTACAATTGCTGAAACTGTAACTATTGTTGCTGCAATGGTAATCTGTAAAACTGTATTATCTTTTTTAGCGTCTTCCATATTATATCCTTTTATATAAGTTATTCAAATCAGTTTTTTCTGTGTAAAAAATATGTCTACCAATTTTCACTGAAATAGGTAAACCCCATCCAGGACTAACATAATCTGCATGATAATATGTTGCACCGTTTGTTATGTCTTGAATCTTGTCATAGTTCATGTAAACTCTGATTGACATATTACGTATATCATTATATAACGAAGTCTTTCTAATTGTCAATCGTTCTGACATTTCTTTTGCCTGACAAGTCCATGAGAATTGACATACAATTTTATTATCAATAGTTTTAGTTCTCTGATAAACCACATCACAAACAGTATTTGCATAATTACCTGTTGCAACACGATTCATTGTTACCAATGCAACTGCAATTTTACCGTTATCAGATTCATTTCTTGCTTCAAAATAAATATTTTCGGCAAGACATTCTATTTGTTTTTTGATAGGATCGATTAAATTGTTAAATGAAATATTTACAGGCAAATAATATATATTTGAAACTGTGAATGATAAAATAATAATCAGTAATGATACGAACGTTGTTCCAATGAAAAAAATTGGATGCATATTTGTCTCCTTATCTTTTTGAGAATAAAAATCTCTCTCTAGTCTTTCGGGATTAGTGTTTTGCATATTGAAAGTGGAACTGCTTGGATAACAAGGTGCAGTTCCGAAACCCCGTGGTGATTACGCCGCCAGGCGCATCTCTCCATAAAATGCATCGTTTGCATTTATAGTTTTTGCTCTAATTACGTCAGTCGCCTCTCGTGCTGTCTGTTCCGCTACTCATTGCCCTGTCGAAACCATGACTGGCCCATCATAAACATACTATTCTTGATTGTATCAAGTGCCTTCGTTAGGGTCTGCAATAGTATGCTTATGGTGGACCAGGCGGGAGTCGAACCCGCGTCCAGAACACCTTTTACTTCACTTCATACAGCAATTCTTTTTATGACACCAAATATTATTCCAAATATTGGTATCAGTAACAGTGCCATTGCAAAAAACAACAGCATCGTCATCAACAAATTAATTAATTTATACCACAATCAATTATTTCTTTTCAGCTTTCTTCTCTTCTTTCTTTTGAGCTTTCTTCTCTTCTTTCTTTGGAGCATCAGCAGCATAAACTTGAGCAGCGCTCAGAGCGAAGAATGAAGTTACAAGTGCAGTAAGAATACGTTTCATAATTTTCTCCTTGGTTCTATTAATAATAAAAACTTCTCAACAAAACAAAGTTGTTATCTATTTATATATTATAGACAGATAAAAACTTCATTAATTCTGTTTCATATTCCGATCTAGACTTTTCAAATATAGATGGTTCATTATCTTCATTGGCAATGACAACCACTATCTTTGGAGTTTCAATTCCAGTAAGTTCCTCAAACATTATTGCGTATGCTGTGCATTGCAAAAAATAATCTAATATATCATCCTCATCTTTAATTCTTGTTGAAGTCTTTATATCTATAACTGAATTCACCGATTTCCAATGACCAATCAGATCGGTTCTTCCTGCCAATTTAAGCACATCTGATTTAAGAGTAACTTCAACTGCCTTTACTAAAGAAAGATTTTCATTGATCACGGGTTTTATACTATTGAACATTTCAATATTCAGTGGCATTTCTCTACGCGAGTCGATGTTTTCATTCAGCACATAACGTTCTATAAGTTTATGTATAGATGTTCCGCGACGTGCTGCTACTCCAGAAATTCTATTTGCTTGTTCGGCGCCCACTCGTTGTCGCCATTTCCAAAGCGCTTTGAGTTTTTCTTTACGACGTCCGAGCACAGTAGTGACCGATGGGTATTTTTTACCATCGGTTCCTACATAAAATCTACCGTTTTCGGTTTGGAGTGTTTTTAATTCTGGAAGATCGACAAGATCGTGTTTAAAAGTCAAACGATACCCTCTTCAAGTTTCGCTTCAATGTATTCACGCACTAAAGCTGAACGAACAATGTCTTCTTTGTTAAATTCAACAAGTTCAAAACTGTTCATTCGATTAATCACATTCATAAATTTCTTTAAACCCTCACGTTCATTGTGCTTATATAAATCGCTCTGACGAAAATCACCACAAAATATTATTCTGCATCCAGTTCCGACTCTCGTCATTACTGTATCGAGTTCCGCGAAACTTAAATTTTGACATTCATCAACAACTATTGTGTTATCGTGGAATGTCAGACCGCGCAAAAATGATGTAGTGGAAAATTCAACAAATCCTCGTTTCTTTAATTCAGCATATGCGTTCTTCTGATTAAATAGCTCCGAACACATAGCTTCATACGGCTGTTCATAAACTGATATCTTTTCTTCCATTGATCCTGGAAGAAATCCGATGTCTCTGGTTGGAACAACGCTACGAATGATGACAACAGGTTTATCTATTCTTCCTGCTAACGTTGAATTCAACGCAAGATACATCGATATAAATGTTTTTCCTGTTCCAGCAACTCCATGTAGCATCAGATTTTTACCTGACGCGAATGCTTCAAAAGTTTTTTTCTGATTATCTGTTATCGGTTCTACATTCAACAACGAAAAATTAACAGCAGCTTCTTTCTTTCTTCGGATCTCTTTTTTATTTTTCTTTCTTAAAGACAAGAACTCCAAATCACTTTCGTAAAAGTGCAAGCTGGCTGCTGTGTGCATAGACGACTCCTTACAAGTTGATAAATGGAGTCACTATTAATACGTGTCAATAGTGCTCCTTCTATTATTCTTTTTGATGTTGCGAAGGATATCTCTGAAATTATCATCTGGTTTATTTTTTCCGTGTGCGACGCCGGAAATAATTCCTGCTGATTTGCGGTGAATCAGCGAAAGAGATGGTTCACATTTGAGGAGATCCTCCATCTCTGCGATACGCATGAAGCGCTCTACTTCTTCACCCGTATCGTTATTTCGTATAATGTATGTAGGCATAATGTTATTTAGTAAACATACCACATTGGTTTATTACGATTCGTCCATCGAGCGAAATGAAATTTTTTCTCATTATAATATTTATGATACGATGATAGAGAATCTCCAGAAATTTTACAATCATCGGGCATCGCTGGTGTGGGATCCGTAAATTCACCATCAGGGATATTGGTAGGCCACACATAGAGAAGATCTCTATATTTTTCACAAGCATGATTTTTATTGTAGCGATATGTATATTCCAGCAGCAAATAATTCCACATTCGATTAAGCCAAATATAATTCTGTTTGCTCCGACGCAGCCAAATGTTCGATGGATGATTGATGTGAGATGCTTTCATTAAACCTTTTTCAAGCTCGTCGTTATCCATACGCCAGCGACGAATCTTACGTCCATTCGCAGTCAGTCCCAGATATTCCTTACCATCAAGTATGCGATGCGCAGTGGACATCAGTTGTGCGTATTCGATAATCATCTTTACAACATGTTTGTCACAATGTTGTCTTGCGCAAAACATTGGATCTTTATCCAGATAAAAAATATTCATACTAAATTCCTGTGGAATCTTTTTGTGACGAATCCTTTGCATTTAGATCCATATGTTTCAACGCGATTTTTTGCATCGCCAAATCAAAATGAATTCGTTCTACTTTTTTGAAAAGATCGATAAGAGTTCCGTTGTTATCAATTATCTGATTAAATTCTGTTCCGGTCCACGCCCATTCGGATTCATGAACATCCGGATACATTGATTTGATCATAATCTTTGCTTCGATCGGATCTTTATTCTGCAAGATTTCTTTCACGTTATCAAACCAATGCGGCAGAACTCCACGCTGAACGCGCCAAATGTGCGCGTAGTTTCGCTGCAGCATTTCTATTTCATTCGGAAATCGAACATCAGAAATCACAACGTTCTCGTATTGAGAAAGACGTCTCTCAACGGCAAGCGCCCAGATATCTCGATGAAGATTATCACGGAATAACTCCGTCCCAACATACTGAAGCGCATAACGAGGGGAAAAGTTTTCTATCCCCAAGTTATCAGCCCACCACGTGTCGATCGACTCTCGGTGTTTCCTGGCAGCTTGCGTTTTACCTTCCAGCATCTCACGATCCCACTGAAAGATCGATGCACATGCGTCTTTTAATACTGTAGCAAAAGAAAGTCTAGAAAACTCATGTGTGTTTATCAAATAATCTGCGATCGAATCTTTGCCTGAACCGATGAAGCCGCAGATACCGATAATCATACTGCTGCTGCTGCTGCTGATGTTACAACTTCAACTTGGGCGCTTTTTACTTCCTGATTTTGTTTCAGGAGAATGTATGCATCAATCTTACGCCCGGCGCTGCGAACGGCTTCGAGTTTCATGCCAGACTTGCGCGAAAGGAAGATAGCAGAGCGAGCCACGCGATCGGATCCGGCTGCATCTTTAAGATCCTTAACTGTGAAGCGTCCGTTACCTTTTTCAATAAGTTGAGTTACGATATCAAGTTTTTCTTTACGTTTCATAATGTGAATACTCCTTTATTTAAAAACTTCTTCAATTACAGTTTCATTATAACACAGTTCGCCGCTATTGTCAAAAGAAACTTTTGTGACAATAACGGATTCCGTGATTGCGGAATTTTTTTTCCTGGCTCTTGGTTTATGTTTAGTGAAAATTTTGCCATAATGTTCAGCGCAATACACGCTATTATGCACGAGTTCCTGACGATTACATGTAGGACACCAGCCAGGATAATGATCTCTGGGATCAACATCTGGCCCTAGATATTGACAACCAACTTCATACATTTTGGAATCTCTATTAGTTTGCATGGCGAGTAGAAAAAGATTTCATCCATTGAACCACTAGATCACGTGCTTCATGACGCGATACCCCAAACGTAGATTCAACATAAGGGCCTGCGCCAAACATATTAGTGACACCACTTTCGCGAAGATTGTCCAGAAATTCGAAAACAGTTTCTTTTTCAACCATGATATATCTCCTTTTTAGGATAGGGATTGAATCGCATATTACACCTTCACCACAAAGCCAGAGGTATCTTTTTTAGCACGACCCTTTGCATACAGACCGACCACGACACCTTTCGGATCAAGAAAACGCAAGTCCGATTCATCACCGTTGAATACTTGGCGACCCAAGTAAACAGCAGGAAGAACCTTGGTTGAAAACACAACCGCAACATTCATACCCGCAGAAGCAGCAAGGCGAGTATCCATTTCGTTGGATTCTGCACGGCTGAAAGTCAACGAATAATTTGCAGGAAGATTCTTCCGACCAAGAATTTTCGTGTAGTCATAGAATTGCACCGTAGGGAATGCGTCCATGATGTTACGATATTCCTGGAAGCGAATCTTTTCCCATGCAATATCGCTAGTGCCATTCAGACGAAACACGGGAATGAGATTGCGTTTCTTTGCGTATTCAATACCACGACGGATATCGTTCCACAAAAGGGTCATGAACGCACCACGATTCTCGAAGAAGAGGCGCGTCTTGCGTTTGCGCGCCTCTTGAATAACGTTCGTGCCACCAGGCTTGAACATACCACCACGACCAGCAGTATTCAAACACGCAGCCTTGCAGCCCTCAGTGGCTTTCGGACAAGTTTCGTATCCGGAAACGTTCGCAGGGGCCAGATGAAGAATGAACGTGAGATAACCCTGTTCCTCACCCTTCATGGTCTTAGGATTGCCGACAGTCAGAAGTTTGAACGTCATTTGTGTTTCTCCAATTAAGAATATCGACGAAAGACCGAAGAGATAGTCGGTCCCACTGGTGGAGGGCTCGAAAGAAACGTCGGGGCGGAGTTAGCCGCTTTACCGCTGAAGGTTTTGGAACCCTTCAGTTTGCGGGGGCTGCAAATCTCAACCATACCACCCGCTTTGAAGAAACGTTTCATTTGCTTTTCATACTCAGTCATTTCATTCATCCTTTATCAAGTTATGGAGATATTATAGCTGAATCCTGGCTACTTGTCAAGGATTTTTTGAAACTTTTTCCTCCTTATAAATCAGGGGTTTGCGATCGTCTTGGGATAGATAATCGCCACAGGGGACTTAGACGCCTTGGTTTCTCGAGACTTTTTGCTCTTTTTCATCTCATCTTTGTATTTTTTGATGGTCTTCGTCACGTTGGTCTCAACCGCATTGGTCGGTTTGAATTCACCGTCCACTATGTATTTGTTCCTTTTGCGAAGATAATCTATGGCTGCTTCGAGATGTTGATTCAAAAATTGCGATTCATATGCAGGTTTCATTTGATGAGCACTCCGTTGTTACTGGGCAAAGATTTGATATGATTCTTGATGAAAGCGTAAAGACTTTGAAGCTGAGTAGTATCTTTGATAGATTCGATCAGATCTTCTGCTTTATAGATTGTATTGATCTTACCCGATCCAGCACCATCGTTCCAACAAAATCTACTACCATATTTTTCCTGACAACGTTGATGGATCGATTGCTCCAGTTTCAGAGCATCGCTCTTAGACTTCGTGCGAATGACGCGAAGAATGATGTCGTTGTCGATGTTGATATTATTTCTTCGGAAAAATCTTCCCAGACCATGATACACGCTGTATCTCGGATTATCATACGATTCCCGAACTGCCCGCAGACGAGTGACGAGATCGCCGGTCTCACCAACATAGCCATAGGACGGATGGATTGTATTACAGTCTCGAATCTCCGAATACTGTGATCGAAGAAAAAACACATAGACGCACGACTTGACGTTCATGAGTTTCCGAAGCTGTTGAGCCACAGGAGAGATTCGAGTCGGCATCATGGAAAGATTCAGTATGAAATCCGTTGCTTTGTATTTATTCTCATACATAAAATCCTGTATGGGGATACAACTGATTTCTTCGATCTTACACTTCTTATACTTACGACTAGGACTATTCGCATTCATAATGTATTGTATACTCCAAAAAGACAGACAAAAAGTGCTACTACATTTACAACAACTTGTGGAACGTTTTTAACGAGATATGCCCACAAAAAAAACAGATTCGTTCCAATCGTGAACATGAAAATATTCCACGGATACATACTCGGACCCAGCGCATTAAGAAAATGTGCTAGAATAATTACGATGGCTCCAAACCACTGAATAATATCCACGCTATCTAATTTCATATCTCTCGTCCAGCATTCCATCCAGTATTTCAGCATTCACTGTCGGGGTGGGTCCAGCATTCACTGTCGGGGTATTTTGTAATTTTTTGGGTCCGCGACCTAAAGCGCCCCGAATCGTTTAGGAATCCTGACCCCTAAAATACTGGAGGTCAGCCGGTGGCCCCCTGAATCATGACCCGAGTGGCTTTATCAGTCCATACGGCTACCAGCATATGCCTTGACGCCCAGTTGTTCTGTAAGGAACCGAGCCATAGCATTAGCGCCCTCTTCTTTAGCAGAGATAGACTGTGTTAACGAGCCCGAAGGATTCCACATCTGCAGTCCCCCACCGTATGCCTCGAAGTAGCCGCTCTTCAGCAGAGCACGACCCATCTTGGTGCTGCCTTTTTCGTAGACAGTGACCCAGGCAAAGCCACAGCAGTCACGATCCCCGTACTGTGCGAGGAATTCCGCTGTGGCCTTGGCTGCCAGTGCACGACCATTCTCTACTACCTGTGCTACGATGTCCAGTTTATCTTTACTCATAGTTCGCTCCTAGGGCCGATAAAAGCCACAAGATTGTATTTGTATAAACTTCTAAAGAATAGTATAGCTGAATTCTGATTACTTGTCAAGGGCTTCACTGCGATCAGCGTGCTCAGTTCGACGCCCTCGATGCCAGCCAGCGCATGCCGTGCAATACCTGCTGAAGTTTTCCCAATCACCCGAGAAGAGCTCTCGCTGGCGAGCAAGTAGGCCTACTCGTTCGCAGTAGTGCTTGACAACAACCCTGTCCTTGTGAACGTGATACTCGTAGTCCTGTCCGCAATCTCGATCTGAAACACTGTGTATGTGAAACCCAGCACCTTTGCGCGACGTCGAAAAGTGAGCAATCAGCTGAACAGCCAAGCAACTCATACCATTAGCAATGTCATCAGTCTCATCTTGAATATCGTTGACAATGATGCGAGGCAACAGGAAGTTCGCAAGCTCACGACCATGAAGTTCGGGATAGCCGTTGTATTGGCGATAAAGATTGATGATTGCTTCGTTGTGCTCATCGTAGACAAAAGTCAGTGATCTAGTGCCCATCTTCTACTCCAGTATCCTTGATCAAAATCATCGTTTTGATTATGTATTATATTCAAACAGAATCCACTTGGCACGGTTCAAGGTCTGACGCACATCCTCGCGGATCATGCTGTCTTCGCCGCCATAATTCAGCATCTCTTGGCAGTCGCTCATCAGACTGGCTGCATACATGGTATAATCGGAAAAACGGAAAGTAAGCGCTTCTTTAACCGCTTCACGCATTTCTGCTTCGATGCAACCGTACATGCGAACTTCACGCTTCTGTTGATCGGTCATTTCAGCGAATCGGATCATCTCACTCCTCGTCCTCTTCTTTGTCAATAAAACGTGGGCTGAGATCGTTGGCATCCAGCATGCTGCGCACCTGATCCTCGCTCATCCATTTCAGTGCCGCAGACAGCAGCACGATGGCGTCGATCATGCCATCTTCGACCAAGACCATTGCATAGTCTCGGGGGTCCTTGCGGAAATGACGTTCTTTGTTCATTTGATTGCCCCTTGATATTTACAGTATGGAGATATTATAGCTGAATCCGGGCTACTTGTCAAGGGCTTTGCCAAGCCATCGTTGGCTCTATTGGGAAATAATTAGCCGAATAATCTCCTAAGCACACCTAAAATTCCCGATCGGTAAATATATCTTGCGCTTCGCCAGGTTGTGGATTATAATTTACCGAACGGGAAACTTACCAAGCCATGACATCCATTTGTCGTTCTCCTTAGCCCAAACCTGCGACGGTAGTAAGACCTGCTGCCATGAGGATCAGAGTGGCCTGGATGATACCAGTGATCCAACCCACATACAAGACTACGGCAATCCCAATAAATCTAAACATCGTTCGCTCCTTTCGTTAATCCTTCGCTTTCAGAGCAAAATTTTTCCCAACGGTCGTCGCCTGTAACTTCAAAATCCCAATAGCAAGGTCTGACAACTCCATTACCACCCCTGGCTAGCGCCATGTTCGCGCGATGCGCTTTACTGCGACTAAATGCCCGTCTTGGAGTTCCATCTTTGTCAAAAAACAATTTTATAGGCGATGTGTTACCTCCGGCGGTAACGCGCGTAAGATCTTTGTAAGCACTATAGGGTATTACAAAGTAGTAATCTTTATTTGTTAGGGTTTCTGTTACCACTGCACGAATTGTGCCTGTTTTGTTTTTCAGTCCACCAATAGTGGCGGTACGGTTGCCGGAGGGTTTTCCATATCGAAACTGTTGAGCAGTGTTCGCGCTCTTGATCTCCCATTTATTCTCTAGATCGTATCCAGGATTACCCCTTCTTACCTGCTTAGTGCCGGCTTGTTTGGCTACAGCTTTTTCTATTAGCTCACCTGTGTTGAGCATACGTAAATCATTTAACATACTAAGCGTCTCTTTGAGAGACATCTTTTCATTAAGTTTCTTATGACCAAATAGTGCAATTGTCCGATCATTTACCATGTTACATGCTCCAATAGGATTCGCTTGAGGGCCAGCAGAGTGTTCTCGCACTGGCAATGGCTCATATTTGGATAGTTGTTCATTTATTTCTCCTTAAAGATATAATATATTCATCACGTTATGGAGATATTATAGCTGAATCCTGGCTACTTGTCAAGGGTTTGACGCTAAAACTTACCGCGTAACCCCTTGAATTAAAGGGAAAATCTCGAATCGGAAAAAATTTCGCCGCGAGTGTTCACGCCAAGAAGATAAAACCGGAAAAAAACGATCTTTTTATTGTGTTCTCATCTGAGAGGATAAGAATTGTGGAATTTCGTCTTTCTTATATCCTACGCTTTTACGTTGAATATCGTTATGCGCGAATTCTGACCAATATAGTTCAAACGCGATTGTATCTTCCAATGCTTCGAATTGATGATATTCACCTGGAGCAACTTTAGTGTATTCTCCTGCTTTGAGTATCGTTTCGTCTACTAAATCATAGTTATTTTTCCACACACGAACGAGTAGGCATCCTTTTTCTACGTAGAAACCGTTCCATCTATGTTGATGTAAATGCTGACTACAGACTCCGCCACGATTAACTTCGATGCGATGTAATTCGCAGTTGGGCGTGGCTTCTAATAACTTTGTCTTTCCCCACACTTTTCCTGATATCATTTTATTCTCCAAGTGCACAATTGGGCGAACTCTATTCGTCGGCGTTAAAGCGCTTTTCTCCCTCTTTGGTGAAGAATGCTTCTATCTTTTTTTCATTTGACCAGGTTCTACCGTAGTCATTATCCTGATCGCAGATACGTAACGCTTCCTCTTCGGAAACCACACGATGACTAAATATTTGTTCGGAGAGCGCTTCTTGCGAAAACTCCTTCGCTTCTTCCATAGTAACTGTATCAAGAGCATACTCGGGATGATTCGCAGGCGCCTGCACCATGTAGCGCATACGATAAGATTGTACACAGTCAACCAATACCCATACTTTTGGCTTTTTAGACGTCAACGTGAAACTTCCATTCTTATTGTCTATCCAGCCAAGTTCGTCTCCGATCTTGAAACCCGAACGTTCAAGCATTTCATCGTTCAGCTGAATAAAACGTTCGCCATCGGATGCTTGTTCAACTTTAACCATCCAGCTGTTTTCACCGATTTTTTCAATTGTGCTCATAATGTCCAATCCTCCGTAAATTGTTTAAACAACGTCACCACCAAAAAATTTAATGCATACTCTCAGTGCAGGAATATACTCATCACGACTCTTTATCACGTCTTCGGGATCCATCCATTGATCTTTTTCTACGTGTTGTCGTAACTCTTCTTCCAGATAAGACAGATGCGCTTGCAGCGTAGTCAGCGTAATATCATCAGCTACATCATGGGGAATCATTATGATATCATCCTTCCAAAACCAATTATATCAATCGCTACCAGCAGTAGATAGTTAGCCAGCATGCCAAAAGATTTCCGAGTATAAGCAGCCCAAGCATAGAGACTGCAGCCAAAAATCCAAATAGGATACAAAACCAATAAAGGCGGATTGGGTACTGTAAGAGCCATGGTAATCGCATTCCCAATGCTAATACTCCAAGCAAGCAACTCAATGCAAAAACGAAAAGGATAACTATGCCAATCATCTCGTATCCATTCCAGTTTAGATAATATCGGATTCATCAACACCAAAGTGATAACAAATTAAATCTCTCGCGTGGCGAGCTATCACTGCAACTTTCGATGTGTTCATTATCGCCAGGTCCGATGGTTCTCTGCAATATGCTCAATGCCATCATAATCGGTAATGTGCCACTCTATATCATCGGGAATTTCAACAACTTTCAACTCAGCCGCAAAACCGTCCGCGTCTTTTACAAGTTCCTCAACTACTTGAATCAATACGGGATCATTACGCTGAATATACAGATCGCTGAAATACTCTTTGTTGGGACCCTGGTCAATATAATAGTGTTGCCGATGCACGCCATGATGCGGAATGAGTTTTAGTCCTTTGATTTCAGCATATCGCATGACTGCTTTTTCTGACAGACTGAAACCACCTATACATCTATTGATTACGATTTTCATATTATTCCTAGCAATAAAGGGTAATAAATCTTAATATAGAAATAAGACTATAAAAAAACAACAAACGAAACAAATGAACGAAAGAATATCGTCGAGAGAAGGACCCGAGTTGAATTGAGATTTATGATTTTTCCAGTCTTTCATTATTCTTCGCTGTCCTCATCAGTCTCAAGCCAGGGCATAATATCATTTTTACGAGCAAAGTCCTCTACCTCACTCTCGCTCAAATAGCCCAACTCAACCTCCCCGCTGCGCATCCAAATACTCCCGCACCACATAAAGATCGCCAACCTGCCCCGACAACATGCGATCCAACGCACTCTTGCCGCCAAACAGCGGCGCGGTGTTGGGCTTTTTGATCCACGCATCCGCCGCCTCCGGTTTAGGCAGCAGCACTTGCAACGCCGAGTAAATGCCGAACACGTACGAAATGCGCTCCAACACATCTTGCGGGAGTGCCGCGACTTCGCCTTGCTTCCATTTGTAAAACGTCGAGCGCGGCGGGTTGCCGAGGAGTTTGATCAACTCTTTGCTGGTCAATTGCCACGCATCGGCGATGCGAAACAGCGTGCGCAGCGCGGGCTCGCCGATCTGCCTTGTAGACTTTAAGTAGATATCCATGTTTCATTATGGTTTCCTAGACAGTGATAATGATCACGCTATGTGGGATATTATAGCTGAATCCTGGTCAATTGTCAAGGGCTAAATATCCTTATAAATCAAAGACTTGGGAATGGATTAGTGATTACGTTTTCCATCAAAGACGCAATTAAACACTAAATCTGACGTCCCGGTGTTATATACCTTATGAAAAGCACCTTCTGGAACGAGAACAATATCTTCACTTTTGACTTCAATTTTTTTATAGAATGAAGAATGATCCACAATCATTACACCCTCACCACTCACGAAAAAATAAATTTCTTCTTGACCTGGATGGGAATGACCTGTAGTTTCCTTTCCCGTATGAAGTATCGTTTGTGATAAAACTAGATTGGATAGATAACTGTTATCGTGTATAGTATAGACTTCATTTGATTTAATAATCTTACCGCCGATATTTGTTGATGTATGTTTTATCATTTAAATAAATTGTACAAGTTTTTCAGTTTTAAGTTCTTTGGCTTTTATTAAATCTTCAGGAGTAAATTGTTCTTGCTCCACCAATATTTCAATCATCGCGAGAATGTCACCAAGTTCTTGGCACAAATGTTGTCTGTTTGATACATTGGAATTGGGTGAGTAGTTGTCAACACCAAATCTTTTACATTTAGTGATAACTTGAATTACCTCAGCGCATTCCTCAGCTAAGATAATCATCGCTTCTTCGATTTTATTTTCCATATAGTAGCATCATTATATCGTATGCACAGTCATGTGTTGGATGATGTTTGATTACATCCTGCGTGTTAAACTCTGGAACATGACAATATCCATTATTAGCTGTATCTTTTAGAAGATCAATAGCTGTTCGAATATCTCTCCAGTTGTTATATTGTGATATCGATTCGACCTTCGCGCTGCGACACAGAGAGTCTATTACCATCTGATCTAGACTTCCTCTCGACCATATTTTTTGTTTCGGATCTATATAATCTTTTATGTTCTGAATACCTTGGATTACTGAAAGATCCGTTGAATTTGGCTTCAACGAAATGGATCGGACATACTCTGTTTGTTTTTTCCACCATAAGATGGCATCCTTATCTACTGTTCGATTGTATGTTTCGATCTGTTCTTTTACGTTGAATTTAACGAACAATGCTTTTGATAGCAGTTCTTCATATGTGTATTTTTCTGTCGCTTCAAATTCGATAACAGATGCAGATAATACTACGCTTGTTGATTCAGTTCCAAGAGTTTCAATATCAAAGATATACATTTAATGATGATCCATAATATAGAAGTCGATATCCTCAGCAATATATTGAGGAACATGATCGACTGCTAGTTTTAACATGTTGAAATTTCTGCTTTTCTGCTCCATCAGATTCGCACACTCTATAAGTATGAGTTCTTTCTGACGAAGCGTGATAAAATTGATCATGCGTGGATTTGGAGTATTGCAAAAATCATAAACTAATTTTTCAGCATGTTCTCCGATCAAATCTTTGACTTCAATTCTAGATGAAGTAGCCACATTTTTATACACAGACGTCCCATATACGGAATGATAACGTCCAGCATTGACAACATTATCACAACACAACCAATTTTTTAGAATATTGGCTGTTCCGATTAGATGTTCTTCGAGTGTTCTTCCTGAATGGGGTAAATCTTTTATTCTTGTCTCAAGCATAGTCCATTAACGAAGATATTCGCTTCCTTTTCATTTTTAAATTGACGAATGATACACTCTTCTGTTTCCGAATGAAACAGAAGAATTAAAATATTACCTTTCATGATAGAGCATTTCGCGAACCAAGGCCCTACCGCTACTGCTTTTAGTGAAAGAATTTTCATCGCCTCTTGAAATAATTACATTATTCATTATTTATGAGAAGAACGAATCCAAAGTTTTAGAGTCAGTTGTGGTTTTAATAGAGCGCGTATCTTTCAAACGCAGTTCAGCGTGATTGGTTGTTTCTCTAATATACATTGTGCATAAACCAGGAAATCGTTTGATTAGATCTTCCGCACTTTTTGTGATACGATCCTCAGTTCGTTCCTCCTGCATTCCACCAATCCCATAGTATTTCGTTTTACAAGTAATATCGTCAAGACGCACAATTTTACCATCTTTAATGTAGTGTTGTAG